TTAAATCGTTAGTTGAGGATAAAGTTTTTATGGAGGCCCCAACTGTTATTTCTGATGACGATAATTTTATTGCGGGGGATTATTTACCAGTTAGCAATAAATTCATTACCGAATATTCACCAGAAGGTTACTTTTCAATTACATTTGGTTCAGGAAATGTGAACCCAATGGATAATTTAGATAATTACGTTAATGATTCAATGAAAGTGAGTTTAGGAACATTCTTAAACAATATGTCATTGGGTAATGTTCCTAAAGCAAATACGACATTATTCATCAAATATCGTGTTGGTGGTGGTAAAGATTCAAACGCTGGGGTTAATGTGATTTCATCAGTAGAACAGATTGATTTTACCTTAAATGGTCCGAATGAGGGTATTAATGATAAAGTCTATCAAAGTTTAACCGCAACCAACATCACACCCGCAATTGGTGGAGCAAACGCACCAACAGTAGAAGAAATAAGAAATATGATCGCTTATAATTTTGCGGCACAAAACAGAGCGGTAACCTTAAATGATTATAAATCACTAATAGAGAATATGCCATCAACATTTGGTGCGCCGGCAAAGGTGAACGTGATGGAAGAGGATAATAAGGTTCGTGTTAAAATGGTATCATATGATTCAGAAGGAAATCTTACTGATTTAGTTTCGAATACATTAAAGAGTAATGTATTAAATTATTTAGCTAAATATAGGATGTTAAATGATTATGTAGATATTGTTTCTGGTGAAATTGTTGATTTAAGACTTGAAATTGACATAATCGCAGATAAGAACGAAAACCAAACCGATATCGCAAAACAAATTATTCAAACAACAACAAACTTTTTCTCAATAAATAAACGAAAAATGGGTGATCCATTGTTCATTGGTGATTTAGAAAGGGAAATTGGGGATGTTTCGGGGGTTGTTAATGTTGTTGATGTAAGAATATTCAATCAGGTTGGTGGAAAGTATTCGACAGCAGAGGTTGCACAACCTTATGTTGACGTAGTTACAAAGGAAATTTCACAACCAGATATGATGATTTATATGAAGTCAAATCAAATTTACCAAATTAGATATCCATCGTCTGATATTAAAATCAGAGTAAAGAATTTGGAAACCACTACATATTAATTTGTTTTTTGTTTATCTTATACAAAAAATAGAATATTTTCTATTTATTATTGATGGATCAAAGACAAAGAATTAGTACAAATTTAGGTAAAGACCAAAAAGTAAATGTTGAACTCAAACAAGATTTTGGTTTATTAGAAATTTTGTCGTTAAAATTAACGCAACAAGACATATACACATCGTTATGCTCTGATTATGGTGTAGTATGTGGTAGGATAACCGCGAATAACGGATATGGTGTCCCAAACGCCAAGGTTTCAATATTCATTCCATTAAAAATCGAACACGAAGACGATCCTGTAATTTCAGCATTATACCCATATAAAAACATTGGGGACAAGACTGAAGATGGTTATCGTTATAATCTTCTACCTGAAAGGAAACAACACGGTGGTCATGTACCAACCGGAACGTTCCCCGACCAATCTGATATTGCCGCAAGGGAAGAAATATTAGAGGTTTTCGAAAACTATTACAAATATACCGTTAAAACAAACGATTCTGGGGACTTTATGATTTGGGGAGTTCCATTAGGTGAACAATTAATTCATGTGGATTTAGATTTATCTGATATGGGTTGTTTTTCTTTAAGACCAGATGATTTCATACTAAAAGGTTATGGAAAAGATGATTTTGATACCGCTTATGAGTTTAAATCAAGTGAAGATATGGATTCTTTACCACAGGTTATTACCTTTGATAGAGGTGTTGAGGTTTACCCATTTTGGGGTAGTGAAGATTTGTGTCAAATTGGTATCACGAGAATAGATTTTGATTTATCTGAATTAGGAATTAAAATTGAACCTGCGTCTTTACTTATTGGGGGGTCATTTAGTGATGATGGTAAAAATTCTGTAAATAAGAATTGTAAGCCCAGAAAAAATATGGGTAAAAAATGTAATATGACAACCCAAGCGGGAAAAGTCGAAGCAATTAGATTTACCTCAAAATATGATGAAAATAGTAATCCAATTCTTGAAGAATATACAATATCAGATGAAATAGATGATGATGGTGCATTTGCAATTCGTCTTCCAATGAATATGGCCTTTCTATACACAAATGAGTATGGTGAAAATGAATACACAAATGACCCGGATAAAGGTATTGCAACGGCCGCTTGTTATCGACTAAGATTAACATTAGATGATGGGGGGCTTCAAAGGGTTAGGGGTAGAGCATCTTTTCTTCTTCCAAATATTAGAGAATATCAGGGTGATGAAGAAAGGTCGTATGCTTGGTCAACCGATTTTAATGATTATCCACAAGATTCGTTAGATTTAATTTTTAATAATGATAATGGGGATTATTTTCCACAGGATTATTTTTATAGATTCCAATATGGTAAAGTATATACTGTTTCATCATTTCAAAGTTTATTATTTGATTCACCAAAAAGAACATTGGCAATAAATGATATTTCACCCGCAGAAGATGATGATTGTGCAAGTAGTGTTAATACTTTTCCTACAAATATGGGAATTAAGAATTCATCATTTAATTTCAAATTATTATTAGCAAAAATACTAACATTTGTTCAATATCTGTTTAGTTTGATATCACTTACAGTATATGAGTTTGTCGGGACATTCTTAAAAGATTTTTCACAAATTATTGGTGGTATTGGGATTGATATTAGAATACTTACTTGGTATCCATTTAAAAAATTATCTGAAAGAATTTTACACGCGGCATATAATGTACAAGAAGGGGGTCAAATGGAATTACCGTTGACAATATATGATACTTGTGAATTATGCTCTGATGACGACGAACAACCAGCAGCTGGATATAATATTATTGATTATTGTAAGATTGCCGAATATTCAATAGTTGATGGAACGGGATTTCTTGGTAATATATCGGTTACTGGTAACTCAACAAACGCACTTACGTATTTTATATTACCTGACGATCCAAATGAAAATACCGCCCCATATACATCACTATATGATGATGGTCCTGCTCGTAATTGTAATAATAATATTGATTGTTGTGATTCCTTTTTAATTTCTGATGATGATTATACAACAATGAATGATTCAGAAATCCAAAATCCAGACGGTACGGCAGGAATGATACCTCGATTTGTGATGACAATTGGTGGACACACAGGAACAACAATTAATGAGGCGACATTTGATATTAGTACAGGCGGTTATGCAATTCAACAAGGACCACTTACTGGGGGAACAACACATTATTATATTGCTTTTACCGATACTGAAATGGTAGATTTATTTGGTATTGATTCAGGATCGACATTTTTTGAAGACCCAACATATGTGATATCTAGCGGTTTGGGTGGGTATACACTTGATAAAAAATATGTAAAAAATACCACAACACCATATACTGGAATGACAACAGAAGATGGTTGTGAAATGTATGATACATTATATAATGAAAGTATTCTCGAATATCCCTTTGATGGGTATTATTTATGGTTTTCGGGGGCAACTTTAGACCCACCCTATGCCCCAGCAACCGAACCCATATATCAATCTGGATTGGCTGCGGTTGGTATTGCGGAGTCGAAGGACGAACCAGCAGGTGGTTTATATCCGTATAAAGGGGCAACCGTTTGGCGTAGAAATAGCAGTCAATCCAGATTACCAAGATACTATGATTTTGATATAATACCGGATGGATGGTATGAAAGAAAAACTAAAACAGGATATTCGGAATTTAGGGATGGAAAATTTGTTATTGTCCCATCAATTGATGGCCCTTCAAGGCCAAATCGATTAGCACTAAGAGAATGGTATCGAAGAAAAATAATTGGTATAAATTTCTGTGGTGGTATTGTTAATTTTGCGTTTGTTGATAATTGGTTATCTGGTTCATTATATTTCTTCCAATTTAAATCAAAAATAAAAGACAAAAAAAATAGTACTAAAGTAAAGGCTTGTGATACCGTTGTTCGATATATTTCTGATCACGAAAAGTTCTATTATCGTTCATGTGTGTTCGAAGGAAGTTCATCAACATTTAGAGGTATAAATAATAATAAAGACAATACTAAATATATTGGAACTCCAACTACATTTGTTGATTTGGGACCTCGTGACGAGTTTATTAATGAAATATGTACTGACCCCTCATTAGACCCAAATTGCTCCGTATCACGAGCAATTGGACCGACATCATTTAAAAGTTTTGGTGAATTAATAGCATTTGCAATTAATTATAGAATGGATGTAAGAGGTGCCGATATGCAGATTAACGATTTCTTTAATAATGGTGGATTTTACACAAGTAATGGTAGAATATTTAGTGGGGAGATTTCTCAGTTAATTTCAATTAATTCGGAGGCTGGTATCGATGGATTTGATTTACAAAATCAAAAATATATGGGGTATAGTGTATCGATACTTGATCCAGAAGATGATATATATGTGTTTCAAAATAATACTGGAAATTGGGGACCAACCCCGATTACATTACAATATGAAGACGATGGGGCTAAAATTAGACAATGTATAAATGCTCCGGGCTATCTAACCGAATCATCACAAGTAGTACCATTTTATTACTGGGACAAGAAAGGTACTGGATTTGGGTCACACAATGCAGATTTAGTTGATAATCAATGCTGGGATTACACAAATATTGTTAGTCAAAAATTACAAGGTATGACTCATAATTATAAATTTACGGATTTCCCACCAAGTGGTGATACGGATGTCGATGACCCATATTTACTTCCACCAATTAGTTATGATTTTGATGGATATACAATTACTGGTGATTATTCAGATGGTCAAACGGAAGAATTTGATAATGTTATTTATCCTGTATCCGAACCAGATAGTCATTATTTAGGTTTATATGGAACACAACACCATAAATATACTCTTTTATTGGCTACGGTTTTAGATGACCCACCAAATGATAATATTATGAACCCAATTGAGGGACGTTTATATATTCGATTGGGTGATGGTGGTGATTGGTCAGGTCCAATTACTTGGACTGCAACTGGAAGTACAGCAACGGAAGCAAGTATATTACCAAGTTTAGACCCATACCAATATCCAGAGGCAATCACACAAGGAAAATATTTACAGATATTATCAACACCATTTATGTTTTATTTTGGGTTACGTCCGGGTAAAACTGGTTTGGATATTTTAATTAAAAGATTTGGTCCCGAAGGGGCATTTACACCTGTTGAATAATGAAAAAGAAAAGAATAATATTACCTGAGAAAAGATACGAAAAAGCTCCAAGTGAAGAAATGACACTTGCAGTAAAACTTGAGGGTAAAAGAAAACAGATAACAAACGATGATAGGGATGTTATTTTGGATCTTGCAAAGTTATTTAACGATGAAAGACAGGATAGTATTAACTATAAAATATACGGAAAAATTAGGATGATTTTCCGAAATATGTATACTGGAACAACAGCATATCCACATTTATATAATAGATTGTATCCAGTTAGTGATGGTTCGGATGGGGTTTTTGATGGTTATTTACCATATAATGAATTTGCGTTTTTAAGAAACGATGGAATGAGTCAAAGAGTACAAACCCCAACGGTTGACTATTTTGATGATTTTACGGGGTTCACACAAACGATTACAGGTACAACGGGATCTACTAACCATAACACTATAACAAACGTTACAGCTCCCCAATTTAACTGGAATATATATTTGTCATATGCACACGATAAAGACGAAGAATTTCCAATGAAATATACGCTTAGTGGTTCGACACCCGCATTAGAGTTTGTTAGTGGTGATGGAATTCCATTTAGGATAACTGATAATGGTGGACATTATAAATTAACAAGTCCAGTTGAACATGGAATGAACGCATCTGATTACATTATATTGGAAGGTAGAGCATATTATATTAATTCTATTGGTGATGAAATTTATAATTCTGAAAAATATGTTGTTAGCATATTAAAAAGTCAAGTAGAATCAGGTGTAACAACATTTAATAATGATATTGTAACAGGGAAAAGATGTTTGGATAATAGTAATTTAGAAGGAACAACATCACAATATTATGTTCATAAATTGAAAACACTAACAGATGTTGATGGTTGTGGGATAGATAAAGCTGGTTTTGAATCAACCATTTGGGCGGATGAAAGAAAATTATTATTCGAAAATGCCGCTGGGGATAATCAGGTTATTGTTGAACGAAATAGAATGGAATCAATTATCTATGATATAAAAGAACCATTTGTATTAAGCGGATTAACCAATAATTTAGATTACTTACCAACAGATGTGTATGTTTCAATAATATTAAGGAATGGAAATGGTTATTTTGTTTACCCACCGAAGGTTGGTTATAAATTTAATTTTCATAATACTTGGATCGATCAACATTTTGATGGAACGGCATCAGAAGAATCAAATTTAAGCGGGACAACATTTACCCATAGTGGGTGGACATTTACAAGTGGTAATACTATTCCAGTTGGTACAGAATTAACAGGTGCATTCATTGAATATATCCCAACCGAAATGAAAGAAAGAGTGGTTTCGGAGTCAATTTACAAGTTTTATGCTGATTATCATAATTTTGACTATGGACAAACTGGTGATACCGAAACATTTACAGGGGCAACTGCTACAAATCCATTTGGGTATTTTTACCAACCACATTATAGGGTGAAGTTACGAGAATTATCACCATATGTTGAAACATCAGATGTGTTTGATATTGAAAATTTACCACAAAACGCAAGATATTATGGTAAAGAAGGGTTATGGAAATGGCGTGATAAATATGCTCATGGGTATATCGACGATTTAGGATATGGGACAGACAATCCATTTATCAATAATATACACTATGTTAATACCGAAATTAATTTTTATTTAAGAAACGAAGAGCTTTACCAACATAAAACAGATGGAATCGACGATTTTAATAATAACCCAAATATTAATTGTTAATGAAATTCGAACTAAAAAATATTGACCAACTGCTCAACCTAACAATTCCATCAGATTTTAAACCTGATTTGGGAAAAGAGGAAAATTTAAAGGAATTTGAAGAGGAAACATTGAGGGATGTGATTAACCCAATTGAAAATTACGAAACAATTAGGTTAAATCATAAACCGTATGGGGGTCAGTTATTAAACCCAACTGATTTACAAATGGACATATGGTATTATTTCTATTTTTATAACAATAGTCCAACTCCTTCACATACAGGTGGTTTAGACTATAATTTAATTGGTATTGATCCAGCGGAGAATGCAAAAATGTTAAAACAATCAACAAAAAGTTTTTTCAGGTTGGAATTTTATAAAACACCCGAAGATGAATTACCAGAAAGAATGAATAGAAGATTAGTATTCGCCAAAAATTTATCATTACCATTGGGTGAGAGGGTATATTATACCGCACCAAACCCACAAATAAGCGGTTGGATAAGTGATTTTATTTATGTTCCTATTTTTATGGGCTCGAATTACCGAAATAAGGAAAATATGTATTTGTTTTGGTTTCAAGACGATACTGCGTTGACAGAAACCATATTAACTGGAGATACTTTTTATATGTCAGCAAGATTTTTTAATGCTGATGACGGGTCAATCAGTAATTTCACAAATAAAAGTTTATCACAAACTGATAATGTTGATGAAAATAAGGATTTATACTTTTTGGTGGAGTTCAATAAGGACGATGGTACATACCAAGTTTTCGAATTTATTAACGGAACAAAAGGAAGTAGAATTGGTACAAGTGACAATCCAATAAAATTTTATGAAATAATCGGGGCTGACTAAAATGGAGGACAACACATATAGAATATTATATCAATCAGGATATACTTACAATTTACCGGTATATCTTAATGACTATGCGGAGCAATTAGGTAATATGGTTGGTTTTGATGGTAGTGTCGGACAAGTAGAAGAACAATCCAATTTCACATATACTGGTACTGGTAATACAATCACAATATATAATACCGTAAACACAAACAAATATTCGTTTTTTATTGAAGCAGATTTTACAATAAATTGGGGGGATGGTACAGTAGAAACAATGTCAATGACGGGAATAAATGACCCTAACCTTTCAAGTAAACAACACACATATACAACAACGGGAACAAAAACAATTAAAGTTACCATTGAGTCCCCGTGGACGGTTACTCAGTTAGAAAAAACCATACAAATTCCTTTTGTTGATTCATTTGGATTTCCAACGGATTTAGGAACATTAACATTTAATGTTCCATATTCAGACCCCGTAGTAACCGCAGAACAAACATATTTGACGGATTATAGAACACAAACTGGTCAAACACCAAGTGCTATAATAGGTTTTCAGGGTGTTGGTAAAAGTCGAGTAGATGAATATAAATTATATGGTAGAAACGCAGGGTATGATATGTCCAAAATTTCTATTGTATCAGGATATACTGGGTATACAGTTGATGGATTAACATATGTTGACACACCCGATGGTACAACAATAATTACAGGATCAACAGCAGATTTTTATAGCGAGGATGTCTATAATGGGATGATAACGAGGAACGAACATTTTATTGGTTTTGTTGAAGATGTGTCCATATTTTCGGATGTTTTTGTTGAAAGGGGTCAAATGGGTGTTATGGAGAAAAATTTTAGATTGTCGGAAATCGACAATAATGGGGAGCTGGAAAATTACGGGAACGGATATTTTAACGTAATAAAACAATAAAAATTATATTTATAATTGATGGTTAAAAAAAATTATAAAGATTGCCCATTATGTGGTGAACAACAAGTTTACACAAATGTAAATTCGTATCGTTATGCTATTAGAAAAAAATCGGTGTGTAATATTTGTTCATCAGTACACACAAAAAAAGATTTTAGTGACATAGAAATTAATAGAATAAAACAATTATATCTTGATGGTTATTCGTTAAGTAAAATTAGTAAAGTTATTAAAAGAAATAAAACAAGAATTAAAAATATTCTTATTGACAATGAAATTTGGATTGAAGGTAGAAATAACAGGAAAATCATATTTGATGAAAAAATAAAAAATAATATAATAACATATTATAAAAGCGGGGCAAGTTGTAAAAAAATATCAAAAAAATATGGTGTAAGTAAAGTAGTAATTAGAAGGGTGTTAAAAGAAACAATATCATTAAGAAAGCCAAAAAGTAATGGTAAAAAAATAATATTATCAGATGATGTGAAAAAAACAATAAAAAAATTATATCTTGAAGAAAATAAATCTCCGCGTGAAATATCTTTAGAATTAAATAAAAGTGAAATGTATACATATAAACATATAAAGTCGTGTGGTTATCAAAGAGAAAGAAGTGTATCAAATTCAATAGCATTAGTAAAACGATTTAGTGGTATGAATTATAATGATTATATAGATAACCTAAGTGAGTTAAAAAAATATAAACGCGAAGTTGATAGAATAACAAACCAACAACCGATAAATAATTTACTAAATTATGATAAAAGAGGAAAGTCAGGAGAAATAGGGGCATTTCATTTAGACCATAAATTTTCTATTATTATGGGATTCAAAAATAATATAAATCCAGAAATAATTGGAAACATAAAAAATTTAGAATTTATCCCTTGGCTTGATAATATAAAAAAAAGAACAAAATGTTCAATTAAGATTACAAAATTAATGGAGGAATATAAATATGTCAATTGGTAGTTATGGATTAATTAGGCCGTCAGATGTGTCACCCGCAGATGTGGATATTATTCTTCATTATGTTTCAGGTAGAACGGCAAACGCACCTGTAACATTGAAAAAATTGGTATCAACTGATGTGTTAACACCCGTATTTCATAATAGTGATACAGGTGGTGAAGCTGATATTGAAATTTTAGGTGGAATGTATAACTTTAAACTGGAAGCTACCGAATTTTCAAAAATCGGTTATTACACGTTATATATGCGACCAAAAGAAATAAGAACAATAATAACAGATTGTGGTGTATTATCGTCGTTACCATCAGTAAGAGGATTAGTCATTGATTTGTCTAATGTATCAACGGATGATAGAAATAAATTTACCCCACAAGGGTTAGTTGGGTATCGAATTGAATATATTGACCCAATAACAAATGAAAAAATGCCAAACATATATAGAATTGTAACATCGTCATTTTATTGCGAACCAGTAACTACAAATTTATCCAACACAACACAAAAAGCAATAAGATACAGATATTCAGATGTTTCAACTAATTTAATGTTTTTAACACTAACCCCAACATCAGCACCATCATCAAGACCGAATGTTGTTCCATTTATTGGAGAACCAACACAAAAAATATTAATAACGAACACATATTTCAATCCATCAACCATCGAAATTGAATTGGCAGAACACGATTTTAATACATTAGCACACGCATTGTATGGTAATCAAAGTAAAGCAATTGAAAGTGGAATTTACACCGTTTATGATGGTAGTAATAACATCTATAAACAATGGAATCTATATGAAGTTAAAGATGAATATAACGAAACTTTATATGAGATAAGAGAAAAACGTGATGATATTGACGAATCATTAAATTTTGATATTATAACAGAATAATGGCAGATATAAAAGTACCTAATCAATACACAAGTGGTGACGATACATTTAGTGACAACTTAGTGGGTTTTCAAATTGTAGATGGTAGCAGTCAAATGACAGCTACTTCATTTAGTATTGATAGGGTTATACCTGAAAAAGATAGTAAAAACTTTCAAACAAAACCATTTTCTGACTTTATTACATTAGACACTATTAATGAAGAAGATACTGAAGTTGAGAGCACATCAACACAAGTAGTAACACAGTCGCCAGAAAAGTTAAAATTTTATAATTCAAAAAATGATGGTACAAAATCATTATTTGGGTCACTTCGTAAAAGACTAAGCGTTACGGTTCAAAATATTATATTAAAATATCCTGCGGCAATTTATGTGGATAAATATTCTCCGATTAAATCGAAAAATTATGTTGCTTGGGATATTACATATAGCTCAAAAACAAATTCAACGACATTTTCAACACAAAAAAGCGTATTCTTTAATCCGCTTGATATTGTTCTTTCAAAACCAGAGGGTAAAATTAAACCACAAACAACAAATCACATAAGAAATTTATATTCGACATATAAAAAATATGTTGTAGATATTAGTGGTGTCACATATAATGTTGTAAATTATACCCAACCTGATTCTAATAATACAATAATATTCGAAGTTGAGGGTGATTGTTTTGGTGCTAAATACGTGGATCTTGCTGGATATAACAATAGTTTCTTAATCCGCCCAAACGATGGTATTGTTGAGGAATTTTACAAAAATTTAGATGAACTCGAAATAGTATTAATGGATAGGGAAACCGACCCGCAATTTCAAGGAAAATTTAGAGTTCCAAAAGACATAAATCAAGGTGAATCTACAAAACTTGTAACACAAATAGCAACTTGGCCAGTAAGTAAAGACGAATGGAATGTACAAATAGTTGGTATTGATTTCGATTCATATCTTAAAAAACTAAGTTCAATTGGGGACGAAGTGGATAATTACAAATCTAATTTAATTGTTAGATTTTTAACAGCACCACAATTATTTGAATTCGATACCGAAGATCAAAAAGCAGAAGCAATGTTCCAAATTTATGGTCAAAGTTTCGATAAAGTTAAAAAATTTATTGATAATATTGCGTATATGCGTAATGTTACATATGATAAAATTAATAATGTACCAGATTTATTGTTAAAAAACTTGGCGGTTACTCTTGGTTTATCAACTGTTGGTCTATTCGATGAAAATACATTTCAAGATGCGTTATACACCAGAACGGATACGCAATATATTGGTTTAAATTTAGGTAAAAACTTAATCGAAGCTGAATATGAATTTTATAGAAGGATTTTAGTTAATTTGGCTCACGTTTATAAGTCTAAAGGAACAAGACAAGCAATTGAATTCTTTTTAAAATTTATTGGTGCACCAGAACCAATGATCAGATTTGATGAATATATTTATCGACTTGATGGACCTTTACCTAAGGCGACATATGAAGATGATATACGAAAAGCAATATTAGGTACATATGTTTCATATTCAGCGGTATATACTGGTTCAACAATTGAACCTACCAATGATTATGGGGTGACAGAACCAACTACTATGTCACAATATGTTATTAGTGGAACAACAGGTTCAACAACATTTACAAGGGATGAATATCCAGTTGACCCCACTACTGGTTTACCTCGTGGTATTGAAACGTCAGATGGGGGTGTTTTCTTCCAACTTGGGGCTGGTTGGTATAGAAAAACAATTGACCATAGGTCACACGATATTTTAGATACAGATCGATCTGTATTAACTGGAAGAACAAAGATAATTAAAACAAAATCAAAACCATTTACATATGGAGAAGATTATTTTGATTATTTTAGAACATTACCCGGATTAGATTATGGATACGATTTAATACCAGATATTGACAATAAAAAAACAGAAATTGTTGTAACGGAAGAAGAATCAAGATATACCTTAAATCGAAAAAATATTAGCATATTTTTATCAGCAGATAGAGCAATTGATTATGATATCTATACAAAAAGTAGAAATCAATTATTAACCTTTGGAACATTAGCACCACCAACAGGAATGACATTTGCTGAGTTTTTAACGGAAGTGTTAAATGAAATCATTACAAATAGTAATGTTATTAGATATAAAAGATATTATCAAAGTTTGGATATTGTTTATAATGAATACAAAAACAATACAAACTTCACACCATACAATTATATAAAGGTAAACGAATTCATTGACCGAATGAGTCCATATTGGACACAAATCATTGATCAATTCGTTCCTGCAACAACATTATGGTTGGGTGGAAATGTAGTTGAAAATGGAGCATTAAATCGTTCTAAATTCTGGTATAAAAAACCTTGTGTTCCCGTTGAACTTATTGAGAATTTATACCCAGATTTTTGTGGTATTTTTGAAGAGGATCTTGAAACCATTATTGGTGGTGGAACAATAAAAGGTGAAGATGTTGCTGAAGATTATTTACGAGAATTATTTACATTTAGTGGGTTTACATATACCCTATATATCGATGTTAATGGACATTTATTTACAGGAACAACCGAACTTATAATTGAAGAAGTTCTAAGTGGATTTACCCCAACAGCAGATTGTACATCTTTGGTTGAAACAACAACATCAGTACCACTAATTTGTGAGTTTAAAGATTGGGTGTTTTGTGATTTAGAAGCAATAAAAGTAAAATGGTTATCGGCAATTCAAGATTTGGTTGATAATATTAATGCAAATTCCACAACAACTGGTGTGTCAATAACATATGAGATTTTCACAGATACCGATGGTGTTGATAAAATACGATTTTATATTTTAAATGAAGAATGTATTGAGGGTGATGACATTGATTTTTATTTTGAACCATCTTATGTTGTACCAAGAACCGAGTGTGATTTAAGAGTTGAAATATCAACACCTGATGTTTTTTATGCTGCGGGGGAAACCGTACCATGTGCTGATTGTGACCCAGCGTATACTTGGATACAAGAGGATGAAAATACTTGTGTTAGATTTGAATATACGGGGGCTACAGCACCATCGGCACCGATTGGTTTAACAGCTCGTCCTTATAGTACTTATAGTACATTTGGAACAAAACTTTTTGATGCGGATTTTAATTTAGATAGTACTGGAACGTATACTCATTTAACTGACACATCACTTTCATATGTTTGGAAAAATAATGGTGGTGGTGGTGGTCCGTTAAATAGGTGTGCTTTATGGACCAAGAGTCCATTATATGACGAACCAAGAAAAGAATGGTTAGGTTTTGGTGTTTGTTTAAGTGGGCTTACAGAAAGAAAAACACATTATGTGGGTGTTGCTGGCGATAATTTTTATAGGTTAGTGTTAAATGGAACAACAATAGTTGATAGTTCGTTACTACTACCAGTAGTATCGGATCACCAGTTTAAATATTGGCATATATATCCTATTGATGTTGGACCAAATGATACACTTGAAGTTTTTGGTATGAATTGGTCAGCACCAGCGGCGGGTTTTGGTTGTGAGATATACGATAACACATATGATGAAATTACGGGAGCAACAATAGTTGGTGATGTTAATATTGTATTCACAACAAGTGGCTTGATTGAAGCACAAATAGTACAAACATTAGGTGGGGAATATATAAGTTCTGGGTATACTTGTCCAAGTGGATTTGACCCTCCGTTTGTTTATGAAGCTTGTTCTGGTACTTGTGTTCAAAGAATTGAGTGTATCTCTTCAGGAGTATCAAGTTTCGATATTGATAATTGTCAACTAACAGCTGATTTATATTTAAAAATAATAAATGATAATTATGATGGGAATGGGGGGTTTGTTGCGGGAATAGAGCAACAAAACCCAGAACCAATTAACATATACATTACGACGGGAACTACCTGCGATGAGCTGGTTCAATGTAATGATTGCGAGGGATCGGGATGGTTACCATATAATGAAGAATATTGTTATAAAATAACGCTAACAGGGGGTACACCACCAGCATCTC